GTGCCTTCAAGGTGGGTGGGCCTTACCCCGTGCTCATCATCAATGGGGAGCAGGGCAGCAGCAAGAGTACCACCACCCGCCTGTTGCGCCGCCTCGTGGACCCCCACGCGAGGGACATGAGGGAGCCTCCCGGCTCTGGAAGGGACCTTGTGGCTGCCGTGAAGAATTCCTATGTGTTGGCCATTGACAACGTGTCGTCGTTGCAGAATAATCTGAGTGACTCCCTCTGTCGCATAGCTACGGGTACGGGGGCCTTGGGTGGCAGGGCCCTCTACACCGACAGCGATGAGGCAGCCTTTACGGCGTGCAGGCCCATAGTGCTCAACGGGATTCCCGCCTTCGTGGAGCGCGAGGACCTCAGTAGCAGGAGCATCAATGTGGAGCTTCCTGCCATCCCGGCTTCGGAGAGGATGGACGACGATACGTTCTGGGCCGGGTTCGAGGCGGACCTGCCTCTTCTCATGGGGGCCATCTTCGACTGCGTGGCGCGGGCACAGAAGGGCTTCGCGGGGGTGAGGCTCAACGAGGCCCCCAGGATGGCCAACTTCGCGAGGTGGGCATATGCGGGACTTGGGAGCGAGGCTGGGAGCAGGTTCCTTGAGGCGTACTCGCGCAACAAGATGGAGTCCAGCGCGCACTTCGTGGAGTTCAACGAGGTGGCCCAGGCACTCATCTCCCTCATGAGGGACAAGGAGTTCTGGAGCGGGACGTGGAGCGAGCTTCTCGTGGAGCTGACTTCGAGGGTGCAGGCATCCAAGTTCTGGCCCACCACGTCGCTGCAGTTGCGTAACAGGATGACCCGCGTGTCGGAGGACCTGCGCAAGTGCGGCCTGGAGTGGCGCAACAATGGTAGGGAGAGCAAGACGGGGCGCAGCATCGTGGAGGTGCATCGCCTCAAGACGTTCGTGACTGACCATGTACTGACGAGTGTGGCATGAGCAAGGTGATAGATGCAGTAGCGTTGCAGGTGCAGCAGCTCCCCGTGAAGGAGCTGAGGCGCATCCACAGGGAGGATGGCATTACTCCGGAGGAGGAGATCTTCTGCCGGGAGTACCTGGCCACCATGGACTTGAAGAAGGCCATCACGGCTGCCGGGTATGCGGGCAGGCACCCCAACGTCACGGCACGGAGGTGGCTGGGGAAGCCCAAGGTTAAGGAGCGCCTGCAGCAGATGCAGAAGAGGGACGAGATCCGCGCCGACGTGACGAGGGACAAGTACCATCAGATGCTCATGGAGACTTACGATAGGGCCATGGCCGATGGGGACTATAGCGGGGCCAACAGGGCGGCGGAGTTGCTGGGCAAGTCCATGGGCTACTTCGTGGAGCAGAAGGCCATCCTCAACGTGACCTCTCGGATGGAGGGCGACAAGAGCGCCAAGGTGGCTGAGATCCAGCGCCTTGCCAAGATCGCGGGGGTGAAGTTTGAGTGAGGATGTCCTCCTGCGGGAGCTGACTGCCCTTGCCGAGGCCAAGGCGAGGGAGTCCTACTACGCATACATGCAGTACGCGGCACCGTGGATTCTCCCCGAGGGGTTCGTGAATGGCAGGCACCTTGAGGAGATCGCGGAACTGCTGCAGTGGGTGGAGGAGACCCCACGCGCAAGGGCCATGATCTTCATGCCCCCTCGTAGCATGAAGAGCGTCAACGCATCGGTGCTCTACCCTACGTGGGTGCTGGGCAGGCATCCCTCGTGGCAGGTGATGGGCGTGAGCTACGGGCAGGAACTGGCCAACGCTTTTGGGCGTGATACCCGCAACATCATCCAGAGCGAGGACTACCAAAGCCTCTTCGACACGAGGGTCAAGAGCGACAGCAGGGCAACCAACCGCTGGGATACGGAACAGGGAGGTAGATATGTCGCTGCCGGTATTACTGCTGGTATTGCAGGTCGCGGGGCTAATCTTGCTATCATCGATGACCCCCTGAGCGAACAGGATGCGATGTCAAAATCGGCCCGCGAGTTCGTGAAGAACTGGTGGCCCGGAGGTCTTCGCTCTCGACTGCAGCCCGATGGGAGGATCCTCATCGTCACCACGAGGTGGCACGAGGACGATCTTGCGGGCTGGCTCCTGAGCAATGCGGAGAGGGACGAGAGGGCGGAGCAGTGGCGGGTTCTCAGCATCCCTGCACTTACGGAGGGGGAGGATTCGTACTGGCCGGAGAGGTGGCCTGCGGAGTACCTGCAGAAGCTGCGCGACGATCCCACGATGCCCCGGAGTCAGTGGAATGCCCTCTACATGCAGGAGCCCACGGGGGAGGAAGGCAACCTCATCAAGTACGAGAACCTGCAGTGGTGGCCCAAGGACAAACCCCTCCCCGTCTGCGACAGCATCATCATGAGTGCCGACACGGCCTTCGGCAAGAAAGAGACCAGCGACTATAGTGTCCTGCAGGTGTGGGGCATCTTCACCACGGGCTATGAGGATAGCAGGGGCAAGGAGTTCAACGTACCCAATGCGTTCCTCTTGGCCAACAGGAGGGGCAAGTGGGAGTACCCCGAGCTGCTGGAGCAGGCACGGCAGCTCAGCAAGAAGTACAACCCGGATCGCATCATCGTGGAGAAGAAGGCCTCTGGTGAGGTCCTTTACCCCGACCTCCAGAGGGCTGGGTTGCCGGTGATACCCTACGTGCCGGGCAAGGGTCAGGACAAGATGGCTAGGGTTCATGCCGTGATGCGCTTCTTCGTGTCGGGGCGGGTATGGTTCCCGGAGGAGCAGGATTTCGCCTACAGCCTTACTGAAGAGGCCCTGGCGTTTCCCAAGGGGAAGAATGACGACCAGGTCGACGCCATGACCATGGCCCTCCTGTATCTGAGGGATAGCTATAGCCTCTATAACCAGGATGACCAGGTCCACGACGAGCCCTCTGTCCGCAAGAGGAAGACCTACTGGAGCACTTGATTGTTTGGGGGATTGGTGGTAGACTAGCCCAATGCCGGTCCAGAATCCCAATCCCGAAGAAATCGTCGTGTCTCCTCTCGTGGTGGAGCTGGACGATGGCGGCATGGATGTGGAGCTGGAGCCCGAGGAGGAGCAGGGTCCCGATATCTCCGAGCACCATGTCAACCTGGCCGAGCATCTCTCGGAGTCTGACCTGGGGGCCATAGGCTACAAGATCTGCGAGAATGTCCGGGATGACCTGGACTCCCGCAGTGAGTGGGAGAACCTCATCGTCAAGGGCATGGACGAGCTGGGGCTGAAGATCGACGACGCCGCCGAGCCCTTCGAGGGGGCCTGCCGGGCCAACCATCCCCTCCTCCTCGAAAACGTGGTGAAGTTCCAGAGCAAGGCGGTGCAGGAACTCTTCCCGGCTGCGGGTCCGGTGCGCACCCGGGTGTGGGGTAATTCGACTCCCGAGAAGGAGGCTGCTGCCTCCCGGCTCAAGGAGTTCATGAACTACCAGATCCTCGAAGAGATGGTGGAGTACTTTGACGAAACCGAGCGTCTCCTCTTCGCCCTTCCCCTTGTGGGATCTTGCTTCCGAAAGCTTTATTTTGACTCTGGCGTCAACAGACCCGTGGCAGAGTATGTCCCTGTTGACCAGTTCGTCGTCAGCTACAACGCCCCCGACCTCCGCCGCGCCGAGCGGTACGCTCACGTAATCTACCGCAACGAAGAGGACATGCAGGGCGATATCGCCAGCGGCCTCTACAGGAACGTGCCCCTTGGGGCCCCGGGCATGGTGGATCTCAATCCCATCGCCCAGAAGGTCGATGAACTGCAGGGTGTTGCGGCCCCGGAGAACTTCAAGGCCTACGTGCTCTACGAGTACCATGGGTACTTCCAGTTCGACCTGCCGGAGACGGAGGATGGGCCGCTGCCCTACATCGTCACGGTGGACTCGTCCTCCAAGAGGGTCCTCAGCATCAGGCGCAACTGGGATCCCATGGACCCCCAGAAGCGCAAGCTGGAGTGGTTCGTCCACTACCGCTACGTGCCCACCATGGGCTTCTATGGGCTGGGCCTGATCCACCTCATCGGCTCCCTCTCGAAGACTGCCACCCTCACCATGCGAGCCCTCGTGGACGCGGGCATGTTCGCCAACCTCCAAGGCGGCTTCAAGCTCAAGAGCATGCGCGTCGTGGGCGGCAACGATCCCATCGGTGCGGGCGAGTGGCGCGACGTGGATGCCACCATCCAGGACATCTCCAAGGCCATCTACCCGCTCCCGTACAAGGAGCCGTCGCAGACCCTCCTGACGCTGCACAGGGAGGTGGTGGGTGCGGGCCAGAAGTTCGCTGACACCACGGAGCAGGTCATTGCGGATTCGACCAATTACGGCCCCGTGGGCACCACGCTGGCACTCCTGGAAGCCTCCACCAAGTTCTTCAGCGCCACGCACAAGCGCATCCATGCCGCCCAGAAGCAGGAGTTCAAGATCCTGCGGCGCATCGACAAGGACTACCTGCGCAGCTACCCCTACGACATCCAGGGTGCCCCGCGCCAGATCTTCGTTCTGGACGTGAACGCCGAGGTGGACATCATCCCCTCGTCGGATCCCAATACGCCCAGCAACGCGCACCGCCTTACGAGGGCTACCACCCTCCTGCAGATGGCGGCGCAGAACCCGCAGATGCACGACATGCGGGAGATCTACCGCCGCGTCTACGCTGCCATGGAAGTGGACAACGTGGACAAGATCCTGCCCCCGCCGCAGAACCCGATGCCCCTTAGCCCCCTT